ACACCACCCTTTCACTATATACTATTATGATACTTCAGTATCTACTTCAACACCCCACACATCAACTAACTCTGCACCTGCATAATACGCATTTGCAACAAGAGTTGTTTTTGCATAGGCTTCTTCTCTTTCAGTAGCCATTTGGATAAAACCACCACCACCAAAATCAAGATAACCGCAACCAATAGCTCCCCTTGAGAACATTCCACCTTCTTTCCTACCTGTACCACCAGTAAGAACTGCTGTTGTTGTATATATTCCAACACCTGCTACATTTGTTACTAACCCAGCAGTCTGGAATTGGTCTTTCATGGCATCAGAAGCCTGTCCAGCAAAACCACCACCACCTGATTGAGCAGGTGTAGCAAGGTTACTAAACTCTTGGCTTAAACCAAATGTTCCATATACTTGCAATGGGTGTAATACAGCATTATAAGGTCTTGCAGCATCATTTGCTTCTAATGTTGCAATAGCATCCATGAATATCATAAATGTTAAGGCATCATCCTGACCTACGCCATTACTGAAATTATCCATTAAGTCAAGTAACTCAACATCAAACTTTCTTGCCACGTCATTACCAAGCTGTGCTGCTGCATTTACAAGTAGAGCATCATCATTACCATGTGCAGACAAATCTGAAATTTCTGCTCTTATTGCTCGTCTTAATACTTCACAACTTACTGCTGTTGTTTCAATACTTGTAAGATTTGCAATAGTTTCTTCTGCTCCACTTGCTTGTTCATCAACACCATAATCTGCATGAGTTGGATCATGCTTAGTATATACAGGAAACTTAACTGTATTTGTTCCTGATGGTGCTGCCACCATTTGAATAAGATTTGGCATTATTGCTGCCTTATTGAATTGAACTGTTGCTGCTGCAATCGCTGTTCCTAAACCACCAGCCGCTACACCAACATCAGTTACGACATTACTTTGTGCCATGCTAACTCCTAAATTTTATCTGTCTTTCAACTGCACTAATGTGCCTTCATTTTGACAGAGTATTAAATTATTGTACTTTACCCCATTGGTAGCCTTTAACACTATCTGTTAAATGTTTATCACAACCCTTTGGGTCTTTCATAGCCCATTCAGCCATAGAGCCATAGCCACCAAATTCCTGATTCTTAGGAACACTACCTCTTTCTATTGGCTCGGCAAAATCATTTTTACCTTGAGCTTCTAAGAGAGATTCGAGCCATTCAGGGTCTTTATCCTTGAATTTTTCTTGTTGTTCTTCAGGAAATTGGGATAATATTTTTTGTTTATTAGCAGAATAAAGAGCTTCATACTTTTCCTTATATGGAAGTGCATCATTTAGCTTTGCTTCATTTTGCTCTGCTAAAATTTTCCACTCTTCTTTCTCTTTTAGCTTTACATTTTCCTGCTGTTCTAATTTCTTCTGAAATTCAGCAAGTTGTGTTTCAGCTTGTTGAGCCCTTTGTCTATACTTCTTGCTTTCGGCAATTAAATCAGTATTAGGCTGTACTGATTCTATTTTTTCAGTAGTGTTCACTTCTGTTTCTGCTACTGGTGTGTTCTCTTCGGACATACTGCCCTCCATTTTAAATTATGCACAAGTTATCCACACATTTTCTACATTTTCTTGCACAATTCGGATGCCTTAACTTAAATTAGTGAGGTTTTAAAATGCAAGTATTTACGATACTTTTCTTTAATATTTAAAGTTTAACTTTAAAAAAACCTTAAAATTTGAAACAAAATCTCACGACATATAAAAGAGAGTGGTTTGAGTTCATGGGCTATACGCCTCATAGGGGTCAATCCATGCTACATTTCCCAAAGAAAAAAAGCTCTCGTTTCTTTGTGATTGTTTGTGGCAGAGGATATGGGAAAACTTTTGCATCGGCTAAAGAGGCTTCCTTCGTTGCCTCAATGCCAGATAAAAAAGTTGCCCTTGTGGGGTTATCTTACAAGAAATCCAAACTGTTGTTTGATGAAATCTGGAGAACAATGGTAATTCCAAATAAATCATCAGTAGTTAAATCATCTGAGAAAGATCAGTATGTTCGCTTTAAATGGGGCAGCTCAATAGAAGGCTTATCGGCTGATAATCCCGATTCTTTAGTTGGTGATGAATATGATCTTGTTGTTCTGGATGAGGCAGCGAAAATGAAACAGGATATATGGGATATGTACATTTCACCTGCTGTTGGGCGTAGAAATGGAAAGGCAATTTTCATTACAACGCCACAGGGCTTTAACTGGGTATATGATAAATATCTACTTGGAAAGAAAGATGCAATGTGGGAATCTCATACTGCTCCAGCTTGGGAGAATCATCACGCATATCCAAACGGGCTTAGTAATTCAGTAATAGTAGAACGAAAACGCAATATGAGTAAGGAGGTATTCGATCAAGAATATGGTGCAAAATTTACGAGTTTCGCAGGTAGGGTATATCCCTTTGATAGGAATCTTGATGTTGGCAAGTATCCTCATAGCCCTAACTTTCCAACTTATTGTTCTATTGACTTCGGCTTTCGCATGCCTGCTGTTGGTTGGTTTCAAGTTTATAAGGTTGGTGGCATTTCGCATATAAACATGATAGATGAAATCATACACGAAGAAAATATTAAGACAGATACTTTAATTGAACTAATAAAGGCTAAAAGCTATAATGTAATGGAATATTTTGGTGATCCAGCAGGGATGCAAGCTCAAGGGCAATCAGGACTTGGTGATATTGAGATATTTCGCAGGAATGGAATTATGGTGAAATCAGTAAGAGATAAAGCATCCCGCAACAAGCCATCTGGTGAAAGCCATGTGCGTGCATTTATAGAAAGTGCAGATGGAACACGTAGGTTTCACATTGATGAACATTGCGGAGGTATTCAGGAAGATTTGGAAAGTTTGCGTTATCCAGAAAGCACGGGAGATTTAAAACCTGATAGCCTTAAAGATGGGTATCACGATCACGGATGTGATATGGTTAGGTATTTTTTCATAAATAAATTCCCCATAAAAAATAGGGGTTAAATTAATTAAAAGATGATGGATTTAATACAGGAATCAATAAAAGATTTAAAATTATTTAATGCCAAGAAGCGTAGCAAGCACATAGAAAAACTGCTTGATTATTACAATGGTAATGATACAAAGCAATACATTTCAAATATGTTTTCAGGTGAAGCTTTCAGAGAAATACCACCCGTAGAAACTAACATTACACGAAAATTTATCAACAAGATGTCAAGAATATACACAATCGGTGCAAATCGTAATGTAAATGACAAATACGATGAACTCACTACTTTAAAGTCTGCCCGCATGAAGCACATAGAAAGAATGACACGCCTTTGTGGTACTATTGCAACAAGAGTTGTATGGAACGAGGGAGAAACTCCTTATTATGATTATCGACCTGTTTATTATTTTCATGTATTCTTTGAAGATGATCTCTTCGTTCCATCTGCCTTGACTTATCCAATATTGCAGCCTGTAGAAGATAGTTCAAAAACTGAAAATCTAACCTATGACTATTGGGATGCCGAAAAGTATATTCTTACAGAAGAAAATGGTAAGGTTATTGATGAAAGACTTCATAATTATGGTATTTTGCCATTTGTTTTTACCCACAGGGAAAACCAGACAGACAGCTTTTATGTAGAAGGTGCAAATGATATAATCAATGCAAATGAACATGTTAATATTGCCATGACTGAGATGCAGCTTGGACTTCGTTTTCAAATGTTTGGACAGCCTGTAATGATAGGTGCTGAAATGGGAAATAATCAGAGAACAGGTTCAGATGTTACTTTAGAATTGCCAGAGGGTTCTACTTACCAAATCGTTGCTCCTCAAGGCAATGTACAAGGGGTTATCGAGAATATCAAGTTCCTCGTTGAACTCGTGGCTCAAAATAATCACCTCTGGGTTCAATGGTCAGAGCAAGGCGGTGAAGTTCCCTCTGGAATATCCATGATGATAAAAGATTTAGAGCGCACAGAAGATTATCAAGATGATTTGGCTCTTTGGAGAATGTAT